AAGCGTAAGTTTAAGGTATATCCTTCGGCTTACGCTAATGCTTATGCAGTAAAAGTATGCAAAGGAGATGTAAAAGGACCAGATGGTCAAAGAAGGACTGCTTCTGGTTACACAAAAAGCAAAAAAAAGACTACGAGGAAGAAACGTGGCAAAAAGTAGTGGTGGTTTAACACGTTGGTTTAAAGAAAACTGGGTAGATGTTAAAACTGGTAAACCTTGTGGTCGTCAAAAAGGAGAAAAAAGAGGTTATCCTGCCTGTCGCCCTAAAAAACGTGTATCAAGTAAGACACCTAAGACTGTAGGAGAGATGTCAGCGAGTGAAAAAGCAAGGTTTAAACGTGAAAAAACAGGAAGTAAGAAAATAACTTATCAACATAGACGTAAAAAGAAAAAATAACTGTAAAAAACCCTATTTCACGGTAATATAATCGTATAAGTTAAATTTTCTTTAAATCATGGCATTTTTTCGTGGAGAAGAAGGCTCTGTTAAATTTTCAAAAGATGGATCAGAAGCTCTTGCAACAGTTATTTCAACAACAGGTTGGTCACTTGATATAACAAAAGATACATTAGATGTTACTGCTCATGGTGATACTTCAAGAAAATTTATCGGAGGTTTAATCTCTGGTAGTGGGAGTGTTGATTTTCTATATACTGCTGCTACTGCTACTGATGCGACAGGAGAAATATTAAGAGATGTTTTACAAGCAAGTGATCCAGCAGATGCAAAATTTGAACTATTTCTTAATGGATCTAATAAAGTAACTTTTGATGCAGTTATTACAGGAACCAGTTTAAATGCACAGACAGCAGATCTTGAAACAGTTAATATAAGTTTTCAAACCAATGGAGCTATTAACGCTAATGACTTGTAATGCCATTAAAATCTTACTCAAAAAAACAACGTAAGCTTGCTGCTGTTGCACCTCCACGGGATAAGATCACGGCTGCTGATCTTAAAAAATTACGTTCTAAAAAAGCAAAAAGAAAAAAGAAATGAAAGTTAAAAAACAACTTACAGATAGGCAGAAGACTGCTTTAGCAAACCATAAGAAGAAGGGCACTCATAGTGCACAGCACATGAAGATAATGAGAGAAGAAATGTTGAAAGGTAAGACATTTATGCAAGCACATGCAATAGCTTTAAGAAAAAAAGGAAAGTAATGCCAAAAAGAAAAGGAGTCAGTTTAACTTTAGGAAGAGGTGAAAAGTCTAGGAAAGGTGGGCTGACTGCTAAAGGACGAGCAAAATATAACAGAGCTACAGGAAGTAATTTAAAAGCACCAGTAACAGAAAAGAATCCAACAGGAAAAAGAGCAGCAAGAAGAAAAAGTTTTTGTGCAAGAATGTCTGGCATGCCAGGACCACTTAAAGATAAAAAAGGAAGACCCACTAGAAAAGCGTTAGCATTAAAGAGATGGAGGTGTTGACATGACTTATGCTGTTCCTGGTCCAATTAGAACCAATATAATTTCTTCTACTTCAGCAGGAGGTGAAGATAGTCCTTTTACTAGAACTAGAGCAGTTTTAGACATGATGAAAGGATGGGAAATAATGAAAGCTGTCACTGAAGGCACTGATTATCTCAGACAAAACAGTGAAGCATTTTTACCTTTAGAGCCAAGAGAAGATTTTGATGCTTACCTTGCAAGAGTAAATAGAGCAGTATTCAGTCCTTTTACACAGAGATTAATAAGAGCAGCTACAGGTTTAGTTCTTCGTAAACCTATAACATTAACAGGAGATCCTTATTGGACAGAAATGTTCAAGATGGATGTTGATGGTTGCAAGTCAGATTTAGATGAATATGCAAGAAGAATACTTATGTGTTCTTTAACTTATGGTCAAAGTCATATTCTTGTTGATTATCCTGCTCCATCAGGAGCAAGAAGTTTAGCTGAAGAAAGAGCACAAGATCGTAGGCCATATTGGATAGAAGTAGATCCTACAAATCTTTATGGTTGGAGATTAGACAGAGAAACAAACTATGGGAATTTAGTACAGGCAAGAATTGCTGAAAAGGCAGTATTACCAAGTGGTCAGTTTGGTGAAAAAGTTTTTGATCAGATAAGAGTTATAGAACCTGGAAGGTATAGAGTTTTTCGTAAAAAAGAACAAATTGAAGAAATGTATGACGTTTCTGATAATAGTTCTGTTGGTGAATTTGAAGTTGCCACAACACAAAAAGATTACGCACAGGTTGAATCTGGTAGCTTCTCTCTTGGTGAAATACCATTGGTTACTATTTATTCTGGCAAAACAGATAATTTAGTAAGTAAACCACCTTTATTAGATATTGCATATTTAAATCTTGCACATTTTCAAAGACAGGCTGATCTAATTCACAGTTTGCACGTTGCATCACAACCAATGCTAGTTATGGAAGGATATGACGATCAGACTAAAGACCTTGCTATTTCTGTTAATTATGCAATGGCAACTCAGCCTGGTAATAAAGTTTATTATGTAGAACCAGCTTCAAGTGCTTTTGATGCTCAATCTGCTGAGATCAAGGAGCTACAGATGCAAATGGCTACTTTAGGTATCAGTACATTATCACAACAGAAGTTCGTAGCTGAATCAGCAGATGCCAGAAGATTGGATCGAGTAGACACTAACTCTATGCTTGCAATGGTATCTATGGAACTGGAGCAAAAACTTCAAAAGGCTTTCAATCTCTCGGCTCAATATGTTGGAATTGAACCACCAGAAGTAAAAATTAGCAGAGACTTTGACATCGAACGACTAATTGGACAGGATATTACAGCCTTAACATCACTATTCGATCAACAAGTCATTGATAGAGACGAGTTTAGGGATATTTTGGTACAAGGTGAAGTGTTACCTAATGCTAATGAGGCCAAACCTGAATAAGCTGCTAGAATATTAGATAAGTACTTCAAAACTATGGCTAAATCTTTGGACAGGGTTCTTCAATCTGACGGATCTTATAAGTGGGAACTTGTAGAACACGCCTCTGAGGCATCAAGAGAAAAAGTTAAAAAGCCTGCAAAGAAAACAGCCAAAGCAAAAGTTGTAACTGAAACACCTACTGAAGATTAATTTATGGCAATCGAAGAAAAAGTAATTCAGCCTGAGTCTGTGACCAACGCTGAACAGCCCGTGGCTGAAACTCCTTCACAACCACAAGCACCAAACCTAGACAACATAAAAGCAGAATATGAAGCACAGGTAGCTGCTGCTCGCAAAGAAGCTGCCGAAGCACAAGAAAAGTTTCAAGGAATTAAAGGCAAGCTTGATGAAGTTTACAAGCAAAGAGAAGAAAAACGAACCAAAGAATTGGAAGATCAGGGTCAATGGAAAACTCTTTGGGAAGAAGCGAATAAAACTGCACAGGAAAAAGACCAGCAAATAATGACTTTATCCCAACAATTAGAAGAGATGAAAACTTCTAATGAAGTTGCCTCTACGAAA